CCTCATAGATTAGTATCGGTTCCCAGTGTATAACCAGCACAGCCGTCCCCAATAGGTTATCTAATCTAGTCTGGCTTTGACCCATGAATGTTTGTATTGTAGCCGATAGACTTGCTAAGTCTTAGCGTTTTTTCGATACTCACACTCGGACAAACATATGAGCAACGGCAGCAAATGTCAGGAATGACCAACCGGCTGGATTTCATTCATTCCCGATTACCATTTGCTTGCGACTCTTGTATTCTACAATATATTATCGGCTTGTCAAGAGGGTTTCTTGAAAAAATATTTTTTGTTCTAAGTCGTTGCCCCACAAGTATTTAGAGCTAGGCGGGCGGGCCACCCTCGCCCTAAGTCTTTGATATCAAAGGATTTAGGATTCCTTCTCTACATTCATCATAGAATACTCCATCCTTAGTTAGATATAGTATGTCAAATGCTAGACCGTCAATATTTCTACCACTATTAGTATGCCAGTAAGGCAACGTTTTAGGATTATAAGTGAGTTTAGTAGACCATGAAGGAATAGAAGTCATTTCAAATTCTAGCCCCATACCACGACACTTGACCCACGCACAAACATCCTTATTCTTACCAAGATAAATCTTATCAGCAAGATTACGGTTATTGTGGAGGACGCAATTATATAACTTGATTACATTCTCTTTAGGATCGTGATAAGAAACTTGACCGCTCAAGGTTTCCTTGAACTGCCAGTGCATATAGTTTTCTCCGCGTTGGAGATGGTATCGTACTTTTAGCATTATATATCTTCCTCTGGATACAAGTAATCAGACCAATTATAAACGCCAGCAATTACAACATCATCATGCAACTCTATGTTTTTATAAACATATTCTAGAGCAGCATTTTCATCTTCACTAGGAGTACCGCCTAAGATATCTTCTGGAATATCTATGAAATCTGTATTCCATGTATGATCGTCTAAAAGAAAATAAAACTCAATAGACTTCACGTTTCTTCCTCCATCATTTCAAAGAAATCGTCCAGAGCATAATCATCCCAAATACGGTCGGGGATATCATCCTTGCTATCACCATAGTCTACATAGTCATCATCGCCATTATAATACACTCCACAAAATCCCATTCCCGGCTCAAAATATGTAGCATCTACATTATAACCTAATTCTACCAGACGGTCGTAAAACTGAATGGGCGGCGACCACGCAGTATCAAATGAAATAGACGCTAGACCATCCTGCACAACCAGTGGGTCATCCAGTTTGTCCTTACCAAAGTCCCACTTAGTTCCCCAATGATTTACATTCCAAGTATACCAGCCATCCTCTGCAAAAGCATCCTTATTGTTGACACTTTCTGGACGAGGAATAAATCTTTGACACGTTTCGCCACTATTATAAGCGTCGGCAAATTCTTGCACTTTTGCAAGATCAGCGTGAGAAATCGTCAGATTATTCATGCACCAATTAGGCATTAGATATCTCTTTCTTCAATAATGTTAGTGGAGCCACACCCTAAACACTCGCAACTGTCATACATTCTAACAAGATCGCCGTCCTTGTCAACCATAGCATTATAACCTATGTCAGTGCTTTCACATTGTTCACATATCATACTCATTACGCCAATCCCTTTCAATATCTTTACGGGTACGCAAACGCTTGGGGCGGTTATCCATAACCGTATACCGATCTTCCCTATGGCCTGTGGACACTTCCCAAGGCTTTTTGACCTTGACCTTGATAATATTGCGTCGTGGTCGAGTATCGTCGTTGTTCTGGTGCATAGTCATGCCATTGCCCATTTTCATGTAAATAGAAAACCTTATCTAAATTAGGATCATAAGCCATCAGACAGTATTGTACCGGATATTTTACAGGTGTCAAGTGCTTCTTTATATCGGGGATTTTTATGTCGCCCTTTTGATAGTCCTTCACGCCAGTATACACCAACCCAAGCAAAGTAAAAATCACGCCAATCCACTGAATCATCTGTCCTCCTCTATTCTTTCTCATATATAGAGTATCGGCAGGCAACGATTCTAGACTTTAGGCTGATACAGTTTTTTCTTGTTGAAGTTCAAAACTACGTTCGATATAGAAGTTAGAACCAAATTTCTTTGATGCTTTTGCGTAGGCTTCCCATTCGCTATAAGCCACAACATATCCAACAAGACGGTTATTCTGCCATACCATCCAAGTATACTCAATCATTCTATGTTCTCCTATGATACTACCCATTATACTCTATGTATCGGACTTGTCAAGACTTTTCTTGAATTTATTCTAAGTCTTTATGTGGTAAGGGTTTACGTCAAATTTCCCCGGCCCCGCCAGCCCTAACTCTAGAGCTAGCAAGGGTTTACGTCAAGTTATCCGATTTCCCATCCTGCCTTTTTGAATACTTTATCACTTTTGATTACTGTAGTATCTGGAAGAGCAGACATATGATTTTTCATACCACGCTCATCTATATAGAAATGTTCATCTAATACATCATGTTCATTAGTTTCCCACAGTGCAGAAATAGCAGCGTCTATTGGTGATTTGTTAGTACTATAAATAAGTTCTAATGATCCACATCTAATATAATATTTAGGCATTGTAGCACTCTCCTCCATTGCGGCAAAGCACACAGGTACAATCACCATCGAAGTTAGTAACAGACTCATCGCCCGTATCAATACATACTAGAATACGTTCACCATCACGCTCAACATATCCCACGTTTCCAATATGATTATCATGAAATTCAAAATTTACATCTAGCATATCACCACATAGAGTGTCAATTTCATCAAATAATTTTTCTTCTAATGAATATCGGTCGCAGCAATCACAGTCATTACCAGCACAGCACGGCAAGTCTGCCAATTCTGTAATATATCCCCAATGAGATAATTTCTTACCACGCTTCCGAATCTTGCCAACCTCACTATATACTCTAGGGGCTAAATTGTGTTCAGCCAAAACTGTTTGACTGTTATGGGCGGCATCTGCTTTCCATTTAGAATCATATTCTTTGAATCCCTTAGTGCCACAACTTAGTATATAAAACGTGGACGCACAACCTTCGCCACTTTTCTTTTTTACTTTATACATTTTTATCCTTAGTGAGAGGGAAACAACACATTAGCAAGGCCGCGAACGCACATATCACATGATACACTACCCTTCGTAGGAGTGCAAGTGACAACCCCACGACCGCGACGAATCTCGGGGCAAGTAACATACTTCGTATCGTCAATAACAACCAGTTTGGGCAGAGCCTTACGCCATGCGTCGGCCTTTGCCTTATTGCGAGGACGTTTTGTTACAATTTTTTGATCGCTATCGCACCACGCGAATAGTTTGAAACCGGCAGCAACCGCTTCCGCCTTATCATTAGCGTTATGGATGCTAGCATATACATTCATATACTTTTCCATAGCAACAAGGCGATTATCATAGATATGAGTATAAAACCACATATCGGGCAGACTCTTACCTTCCGATACGATACTCTCACAAGCCCACGTTACATTCTCAACATAGTTAGTATCCAACTGACCATTGAGAAACCAATCGCCACGCTCATGCCAGCGGATACTCTTACCTTGACGCATAGCGTCCAGAATCATGGCACGAACACGACCACGTTCCGTGATAAGATTTTGCATACCAGCAGGACGAACACCGGGATAAATCTTCTCGGTATTCTCAGCATAACACCCATTACCTAAAAACGCACATGAATTAGGGCAAGTGTCACCAACCGGACGCGAAACAACCAGACAACCCTTGCCCAACTTATCATTACCGTTTGCAACTTTCATGGTATTCTCCCTTGTGTTCACTGATTCTACAGTATGTATCGGACAAGTCAAGAGAAAATCTTTAGAAAATAATATTTGTCTTAAGTGGTTGGTATCAAAGGACTTACGGCGAACGCGGCCCGCCCGCTTAGTTCTAAATCCTTATAGAGAAAGGACTTAGGAATAGAAACGAGAGCGACGGGACTTGAACCCGCAACCTCCAGCGTGACAGGCTGGCGATCTAACCAATTGATCTACGCTCCCTCAATAGGGCTGAACATCAGTACTCTCATCATGATATAACTCATACCCATCCTTATCATGGATAATTGCCACATCATATGATCGTTTCATATTTTCTTTAATAGTTAGCCAAAACCATCTTGCTTGGTCAATATTAGGAAATGGCCCAAATGGAAGAGTAAACGAGTTACCCTTGCCTTTGAAGGTTTCGTGATCTATGACCCATGTTTTAAAAACTATTGTTAGGTATACCATACTTTTTGTGTATACTATATCGGAGGTTCAAATATATGTCAACAGAATTATCTAAAAAAATCATTGAACTAAGAGCTTTGGGGCATTCTTACAATGAAATAGTTTCAATGCTAGGATGTTCTAAAGGAACTGTATCCTATTATATAGGAACAGATCAACAAAACAAAACAAAAACAAGGTGTAGACTTTATAATAAAAATAATGCCTTATTAAAGAAAATTCATAGATTTTATTCAAATCATAAAAATGGACAAACACAAAATTCAATAGATAGAACAATAAAACAAATTTTATATACTAAAATTAGGAAATTTGGAGATGGAAAGTTTATGTTTACTACGGATGAACTATTAAATAAAATCGGTGATAATCCAAAATGTTATTTAACAGGAAGAGCTATAGACTTATCTGATTCCAAGTCTTATCATCTAGACCATATTATTCCAAAATCTAAGGGAGGACAAAATACTCTTGATAATTGTGGAATAGCCTGTAGAATTGCAAATTTATCAAAATCAGAAATGACCTATGACGAATATATTTCCCTATGTAAAGAAGTTATTACCCAACATGAAATAGCCCATACCGGTAACGCTCCGGTGTCTCGGCTTTGAAAGAGCCGTGTCATAACTTCTAGACTAATGGGCCAAAGCACCAGAGGTAGGACTTGAACCTACAATGTCTATAAATGACGGAGGATTAACAATCCTCTGCGTTTACCATTCCGCCACTCTGGTGTAGTTCCGAGACTACGATTTGAACGTAGAAAAACTGATCCAAAGTCAGTCGTGATACCGTTTCACCATCTCGGATCAAAAGCCCACAACTAGAATCGAACTAGTATCAGATGATTAC